TAGGGGATGCTCCTACTAACCATACGTGTTTAGTACGATTTCTTCTATGCTAAGGAGGTTTTCTTTATGATTTTCGTGAGTTTAGTCTCACGGCTCAGATTGGAAACCTCTAGACAGAGGTCTGAACCCTTGGACGTTCATCCTTTATAGGAGATTGTTCCACCTCTGAGAGAAAGATCCCCCGTTGGGATACGGGGCTAATGTCTCTCTTAGGAACTGACAGGGTTTCTACGCAAGTGAATCTTGCCTTTCTACGGATAAGAGGCGATGTGATTAGCACCGCATCTAAGCTGGAGGGCTAGCCCCCCGCCTAGTTGGTCAAACCTTAAACCTGTAGGAAGTTCCTTCTAAAATAACAACTGCTGCAACTGTGTGACAACAGGTGCTACGGCAGAAAGGAAAAGTAACCCAACCAATCATGAATGATTCTCTCCAAAAGAGAGACTTCAAGCAATGATTGCTGGGTCTTCTTTGGCTACTTCCAGACCAAGCGCACCACCACCAGTATAAGAAACTGGGACGAGTGATATTTAGATTATGGTCAGATAATGGATCAAAGTTTACGGTTTTTTACCTTAAACAATGTTCTATACTGACTATGAGATGAATATCAGGAGACCCAAGTCCTACTCCAGTGAGTGGTTCAACTCCGCAAGTCTCTACGCGTGGAGGACTTCCTGCAATTATTCCTATCACATTACGACAGATAATGAAGGTAGATCTTAGTGCCCAAAAGGCGGTATTATCTATATTCAATGTCTATCGAATAATAATGTTCAAAGGACCCATTGCTGATTATGCCAGTATTACTGACACTTTCAGCGGGGTTTCCGAGACATTAGATGTGAAGGAACTTCAGGTAGTCCTCGACACGCTAAAGGACAGATGTAGAGTCCCAAGCGAGATTACTGATCGAATTAAACCAGAGCTTATAATGAGTTCTGGGCCGAACCTGAGACCAAGTGTCTTAGGATCGGTTCTCGACGCGTGATCTCTAATGGGAAATCCACGAGTCCTTTGAGCTCTAGCTGTTTTAACAGCCAAGTTCAGAGGCTTTTGGGTTTATCTCTACTTCATTGTGTGTCTACCCTTTGGGGTGCCCTTTCTGGTCTTGAAAAAGATCTCGAAGAAGGCACTCTTTATTGGGAGGTTGGCAATGAAGAAAGAGGCCGCTGGGAAGGTCCGAATCTTTGCGATTACGGACTTTTTCAGTCAGGTGGTACTGAAACCTATTCATGATAGTTTGAATACTATCCTGAAACAGATATCACAGGACGGGACATTCGATCAATTAGCTCCTGCAAAGGAACTTCTTGAGAGAATGCCTGGTCCATTCTATTCGTTCGACCTTAAGTCGGCAACGGATAGGATCCCGGTATCCTTGCAACGGCAAGTGATCGAATTGTTGTTCGGTCCTACGATTGCAAAATACTGATTCACGGCCCTAACGGACCGTGAGTGGGGAGTGTTATCTGAGGGGATTTCCCTTAGGTATTCAGTCGGTCAACCTATGGGTGCTTCATCCTCTTGACCCGTGATGGCTTTAACTCATCACTTCATGGTTCAAGTAGCAGCTAAACGAGTTGGATTTAGATCCGGCTGGTTTACTGCTTACGCGATCCTTGGAGATGATATAGTTATTGCGAATCATCTTGTCGCAGAAGCCTATAAGGCTCTGTGTCAGCATCTTGGAGTGACTATCGGTTTATCAAAATCTCTAGTATCAGATGATACTTTTGAATTTGCTAAACGATTAATCTCTAAGAAGGGGGACATGAGTCCTATAGGGCCAAAGGGAATATTCAGGAGTCTAAAAGACTCTCGATATTTACCCGCGGCCTTAGCGGATGCTATGTCAAAGGGGATCATGTATCCTAATCTTGAGGCGAAGATGCTGGAGATGGGTGATAGATTCGAAAGAATCTTTCACATGTCTCCTGTGTCTCACTTCAGGTTGCTCGCAGCTCTTGCTGGTCCAACTTCCGTTCTAGGTGGTGAGATTATTGGATCGGGTAAACCCTGATTCAAAATATGATCTTACCTCTTACTAGAAAAGGAAGTTTCTGGAACATTGCTTCTGAGAGCCGTTCAATTATTCAAATTCTTCGAAAAGAAAAATGAAATTGAAGGGATCGCAGATTCAATCCAGGGGGCCAAAGGGCGGCTGATCACCGAAGTGTATACGGCCCTACTAACTTATTGAGACAAAGAGCTCTCTTTGTCCCCAAAAGTTATTAGGGTGACACTATACATCTGGTCTCTACTATTCTCAGAAATCCTTGATATCTTTTTTAGAAATATTAAAGATCTCGAGGATCTGGTACGAGGATGATATGCTGATGGAACTCTGGTTGATACCCAGAGTATTAATCCACACTGAGGTGTGAGCTTAAAAAGAGTTACGGTTCTTCAACCTGAACTCTTACCATTAGTGTTTACTGAGGATCAGATTGCAGCAACAAGTGCTGTCTGGTCGTCAATTAACACAAGCATCGAATCCTTGCCTGTGGTATCCGCGTTCGAATTGTCTCCGATCGCGAGTACTGAAATCTCCCTTCAGAGGTTAGACACCTTCCTAAAGGCATATACTCTTGCTAAGGCTTTAGGCCTTAGTGAGTTTACTGATCCCGATAAATATCAGCGTCTCCATTATGATCCTAAGACTCAGATTTGAGCCTTGTCGGAACACAAGAGACGGGACATTGTCGGTCCTTTAGGTCCGTAATTTACGGAGTTGTAATTACAGGTCGAGAATACTCACTTGCCAAATACTATACCAGTTCGGTCCTTACGGATAGGGTCCCTGCGAAAGCCGGGATCCCTCTTGCGATGGATGAAGTTAGGTTTGTCATATGAGAAGTCAATATTCTCTGTAATTAGGTCTAGCCGAAGAAGTAGGTTCTTTCTATATTTATAACATATGATAAATATAGTGGACCTAGGACAAATCCTAGGACAACCTCTCGTTAAAGAGTAAGTCGCCTATTACACAGGTGGCTGGGGTACGTTCAATTCGTACCCGAGAGACC